CTTTGGAGTGGTACGGCACCACCTGGGCGGCCCCCCACCGTGGTTGGTGGTTTTCCCGCTGGGTGCCAATGTTGTGCTACTTCATCCTCTCTCCATTTGTTTTCTTCGTTCAATGCAAAAATCGAATCGTCCGTTTCGTTAAGTTTCGTACCGTTACCTTGTGGGTTAGCTGCACACCCGTGCAGCGAATCTCCTTGGTCTTGGCGTGCGCTGGTATCACTGCTGCCGCCTTAGCCGTCGGTCGTCATTTGTGGAACGAGCGCGATAAAAAGAAACCTGCTGAGGAGCTTACCAAACCCAAGACTGAGGGTCCTGCCACTCAATTGGCGTTGACTCTCGGCGAGGCTTGGTTGGTGTGGTCTGGTTACGCTATGGCTACCCCTTCACTGCTCGTGTTCGCCTGCATTACGTGGGTCGATGCTATCGCCACCGCTTTTGGTGCCGTGAAAGCAGCTCAGAAGGATATTGCTAGTGCTACGGACAAGGCCGCGATCCTAAAGCATGTTCAAGTTCTCCAGACAGAAACAAAACGTCTGAAGCAGGAGTTGGCTTCCCAAAAGGCGGCTCGTTCTGAATCTAACGCTTACGTCATGGACAACGTCTTGACGTCTCTCGACCGTCTGATTTCTCGTATTGAGGACCTCGAGATGCGTGTTCAGAACAACACGAGTGACGTGGAAGATCGGTTGCACGAAATCGCTATTGAGATTTGTGATGCTATTGACCAGGTCGATTACATGCGCGCGTGTTGCTTGTCTGAGGGTCGAGGTAAAATGTCTGGTCATCGTAACACGGCCCATGCAAAGGCCAAGTTTGATGAGCGGGCTGCTATTCCTTCAACTCAAGCACCGGAGCGCCAATCTCCGGATTATAAAAAGTGGCAAAACCAAATTCGCAACTTGAGTGTTAATGACCGAAAGGTCACCTGGGTCGCCAGTGGTGGCGATAATGTCATGTATCAAGATGCCTATCTTAGACAACATGTCTATAGTGTGGGTGTCCCTTTCCGTGACAACACGGGTGTTCAGTACGTCAAAGACCCCGCCTCTTGGGATGCCTACGTGCAGAATGAAGTTCAAATCGTACTTAAAGCACTTGAGAAGGATGACCTGCATGCCCTCCAGCAAATGCAACGCCGAATGTTCGACGGAGAATTTTTGATTTTTCAGTTTTCGGACAAGTCAGGTGGCCGACGCTGGGGTGCGCGGGTTGAGGTCGATGGCACGCCGTTGCGGACTATGGTTGACAAAGCTGTTTCTGTTCTGAACGCCGAAAAGGAGTACAAGGAGCGAACTGAATCTGCTCTTCCGGGAACCGCGTCGTTCCCTGAGCTGGAAAAGTCCGCTGCCGGTCTCCTTCGCGCGAAAGGGAAAGTAATTCAAAACGTCACTATTCACGGCAACCTGATTGTCACCATGTGGCACGGTGTTGAACGTTATGACGTTGATGAAATTCTGATCGGAACGAATTCAGCTCCTGTCCAAAAGAGCGATTTCACACGCAGCAAAGTGTGTCCCGATATCGCGTATTGCCCAAAGCCAATTGCGCTAAATGCCATGAAGTCCATTGGACTTGAGTGGGATGCGCCTGAGCCTGGTGCGTACACGATGTTCAACCGAATCGACGAGCGCAACAAGTGGTGGAATGCCCACACTGTTGTTGGCGCTGAATACCGGTGGCCTGGCGAATTCAATGAGTACGCTGACCTGCCTGGTGGAGGCATGCTCACTCGGAAGGTGAACAACAAGACGGACTTCACTCACTGTGGTGGTGTGTATCTTCAAGAGAGACAGCAAGGCAAGCACGTTGTTGTCGGCTTTCATGCCGCAGGTTCCCCTACCTACAACCTGTTTGTCCCTGTCACTCCAGAACTCATCGTCGAGCGTGATGAAATGCAAAAGTCGCTGAAGCCTACGAAGCCTAACAAAGTTGTGCAACAGCCAGTGCCTGAGACTCAGTCAGAAGTTAAAACTACTGTGTCAACACGAGCGGCTGGTGTGGAGACCAAGTCTCTGGCTCCGATCCTCGAGAAAATTGGGGCGAAGCTAGAAAACACACTTCAATTGCACATTGCTGCGAACAAGGCCCTCCAAAAAGAGAACGATAAAAAGTTCGAATCTCTAAAAGCTATGTTCGTCAAACACAATGAAACGAAGACTGAAGCTGAAACTCCAGGTCAGTTTGTAGAAGTAGTTGTCAAGAACGATGGCCAGGAGAGGAGGAAGAAGAAGGCTAAGGCCAAAAAGTCCACTAGCACCAGTGCTGAAAAGCCGGCAAGCGATGTGGCGGAGATGAAAGCCCAGTCGGCTGGGCCCCTCTTTTCGGAGTGGGTGCCCACCACGGATATTTATCCGCGGAAAAACTGCCGGCTCGTTGCCTCGA